ATCAAAACTTGGTACATACACATCCATAAATTTTATGATTCGGTTTAACTACCAAAAGACTACACCTAATCCTGGGCTGTATGTTTCAAACAATGCGGGCGATAGGGACCTTGCGGTTACTTGGGATGGGACAGATCAGTTAGTAAACATATCAGGCCTTTATACGTCCGACCAGAGAACAAATTGGGATTTTGAAGGTGAGATATATTTCGATTTATCTCATACGGCAGGATCAGGAACCACAGAATTTAACGTAAACCAACTCGGGATTGAAATAGGATTTATTCCTACCACGGATAAAACATACACGCAAGAGATTCAAGAAACATACGAAAAGACTATCCCCGGAGGAATGGGCGGATATGCGGTAAGAACGCAATTTGAAAGAGAAGGTGAGGGCGGTGGGTATGCAGAAACAACAACAATTCTATCAAGGACCATAACAAAACTCACGCCATCAATTACTGATTATATTTATTGTTCTGGAAAAGGTCGGAAATACGGTGCTTGGATAGATACGGTAAACTCCGGCACAAGAAATTCGCAGAATGGAAGTGCGAATGATCCCGGTTATGCACAAAACGATCTAATTGAAAATCCGGTTTATATGATTGAGGATATTTTAAGAACTGAATTATCTCTCGATTCATCAACGACAGGGGCGGATATTGATATTACCTCGTTTGATTATTCCGGCAATACAACAGACGGATATTTGGGAGATATATACGAGGATGCGGTCGGTGATGTGAAGTTCGCCTTTTCACAATATAAATTCATCAATTCTAAAGATATGCTTGAAAGACTTGGAAGGCTTTGTTTCTCCTATGTATTTATTGGCGGAGATAGGAAGTTCAAGATCAAGACGTTAAGGCGCACCGATGACTATTCTTCCGCCGACCAGACGGTTGATTTTTATGATATTGATTTGGGAAAGGTCGGGAAAACATCGCTTGGAACGGTTAAAAATTCCATTCTAATTAAATACAATCACGACTACGGTTCAAAACAAAACAAATCAGAAGCCACCGCAACCGATTCCACAAGTGCGGGAACAACGGTAAGCGGATACAATCAAACGATGAAACTCGAAATGGATGCCAATGAGATAATTGATTCAACAACGGCATCGGCTTTGGCTTCGGCATATTTAGAGATTATGAAAGACAGACACGACACGGTGAATTTCAGTTGTGTTCGTCCGAAATACAATCACCTTGAGATTGGTGACATAATAAATTTTAGTAATTGGCCGGAAGACTTAAAAATTTACGGTCAAACGATGGGCGGATCATGGGATTCCACCACCGACACTTTTTCCTCGGTTACAACAACCTGGGATAATATGGCGGCGGGTTATTTCATCGTTCAAGACATTTCAAAAACAGTCACAGGCTGTTCAATTAAAGCAGTAAAGGTAAGCTGATGGCAAACATGAACATTGGGACTCCTCGTTTTTATACAGACCAAATAAGTTATTTAATGTCAAGAGGAGTGGCACAAGATGGAAATTTTGATGTTACGGCGACAAACGCCGGGAACACTTTTATGGGAACATTCACGACAGGATCAGAACCAGAATTATTTGATATGCGACCATTGAATAAATGCACGTTTGATACAAGTGCTGATACAGATGGACACGTTCTAATAACGATTGACACACAAAGTGCGACATTGAAAAAATCTTACATAGCAATTTTAAACCACAACCTGGTTTCGGCGGTTGGCAAAATAAGAATATTTGCCGGTGATGCTGCAAGTGATGTTACCGCAATAGATGGAGCGAACGCCGATACCGCTGATATAACGTGGGCGGATGATACTTTAACAGAAGTCGTAAATGCCGATACAACAACCGCAGCTTCTAATGATAAAAGCGTTGTGATCGAACCGGCAACCGATGGATCAACGATTGTAAGATTTACAGAACAAACGAATAGGTATTGGGGAATCCAATTTGAAGGCAATACAACAAATACCGGAGTCGCCACGAATGGAACGTGGGGAAGTACCGATCTATTTATTGGTTGTATTATGATCGGGGAATATTACGATATGCCACACGCCCCGGATCTAAATATTACCCGGATGATTTCATATAACAGAATGAACGATTTACAGGAATCTCACGGTGGACAACGATTCAGCAATCTTAAAACATACGGCAGAACGTCGGGAAGCACATCTAAATCGCCTTTTACCACAGGTTCTAATGGATATGACAGTCAAGGCGGGCGGTTAATATATGACATGAATTTCAGCTTTATTGATTCCACCGATCTTATGCCAGATGAATATGATATTGTTGCAGCGGATGACAATTTCGTTGATGATGTTTGGAATATGACAAACGGCAATCACATTCCGTTTATCTTTTCGATTGATAAAAGTTCGGAAGGTGACAATGCGGAATCTGAACATATCTTTGGCCGGTTCGCAAACAATAGCCTGGATATGACTCAAGCGGCTCCAAATGTTTTTAATATAAAATTGACCGTTGAGGAAGAATTTTGATGAAAGCAATCGGATTTTTTATTATCGGTGTTTTGTGTGGACTTACCGTATCGGAATTAATGAAAGATGCCAAGCCTGTGAATAGAATAAACATCTACGATAGCCATAGGATTCGATATAAGTACCCGCCACGCTATCCTTATGGATATGACTACTATTACCGACCATTAGAGTATCGTAGTGTTATACGCACTCAATCTAATACGAGAAATGATGGAGAGCGTAGAGGTGGTGGTGGAACAACAGGGACTACAACATTCAACCATACTGGACAGGAAAGACAAGATAGTTGGGGAACTAAAAACTAATGAGCAAAGAACTTTCACAAGACACCAAGTTTACTCTTTCAATCCAAACAATGATTGGAGCCGGGGCGGGAATAGCTTCACTTGTAGGAATGTGGTATATGCTACAATCCGACATACAAGAAGCAAGAGAATTACCCGCACCCATGTCCATTTATTCAGAAGAATATCCAAGTAAGCCGGAAGGCTATAATTGGTCGCCATCGTATGAGCAGTATAAACAACAAGTCGGCAATCTTCAAGAAGATATGGATGAGTTATACGATATTAGCGATAAACTCCAAAAAGACATTGACGATCTTAAACAAAAGGTTATGGAATTAAGGATTAAAGTCAAATGAAGTGGCTGCTATTATTATCATTGGCATTTGGTCAGCCAGTACAACAAGAAGTAAACGATGCGAATTTTTATGGAGTAATATACAAAGGAATGCACTTGGTAAGGTTCACTTCTGAATGGTCAGATGATAATAAACAGAATTTTTATCAAGGAAAGTTTATTGTGGATGGAGATAGTGCTTATCATGGCACTATGATAATGATACTTCCGTCAAAGAATGTTCCAGAAACAGTAAGAAAATTAAGACTGCGGAATTTCCCAAGTGTTGTTTTATTCAAAGATGGTAAAAAGAAAAAAGTTTGGAAAGCTGATTTTGATGGGAATTTAGATTTAACAACAGAACAAGTCCGAAAAGCTATTGATTGGCATTCGGCGGTTTTAAAAGGTTATTAGTGGCATGGTTTTATTTACATTGTGTGATTGCGGTTGTAATTCTGATTGCAGATGCAAAAGGAACCCTGGAACCAACGATAAAGAGTTGGGAAAAGAAATTAGGAATACCCGTACCAGAAGAAATCGTAAAAGAAGATGTGCAAAACACTACACCAAGTGAGTACAATACTACGCACATGAATATTGAGATGGAGAAGTGAAAAAGTTATATACGACTGTTTTAGTCTTATTAACGATTTTAAATGGAACAAGAGTGAGAAATAAACCATGATGAAGGTCTATGCCGAGTATGGTGCAATCGGTGTCATAGTATTTTTATTTATTATGATGATCGTGAACTTGATGAAAAGCCAAAAACTTCAAAATGATGATTTAGATCAGATACGCCAGGCCATTGCCAAGATGGAATCAACCATCAAAAATGTGGAAAGCATTGTAATAAAACTTATTGAAAGATGGAACAGGTCCGATGAAACATCAGCAAGGCATCGCGAAGATATTGTAAAAGAATTAAACGACGTGACAGATGACCTCTCATATTTGAAGGGCAGAATCAATAGCAAGCAATAGAACGCTGAATATTACACCAGAATACGCCTAAAACCTCCATATTCGCCGAATACGGGGGTTTCTTGCTTTTATGGACATCGGTATAGGCTAAACCCGCAAGTATGTATATGATCAATTTTATATTTTAAAAAAAGTCTTGACATTCCAAATATTTGCATTACATTCTTCCATGCTTAAATCGATTCAATCAAACAATTCACCGGGACATTCTCACAACAGACTTCCGTCTGTGGTCGATTTAAGCGTTGACTCTTGTCCCGGTATCATTTTAAAGAGGAATAATAAAATGAATGAACATGAAGAAAAAATAGATATACTACGCGAAGCGATTCTCCTGGTTGAAGAAGCCTGCCAATTAGTGGACAGCGTGATGGATGATTCTTCTGGTAAAAACCACTATGAAGCCTATGGGAAATACGGATTTA